GCAATCCTTTTGGGTTGCTTACTAAATTGTTTGCCTTGTCTTTTAGCTTTACGCTTCTCTCTTGTCGTAGCAGCATACTCTGCTGGAGATAAGGCTCTTATCGCTGCACTTGGCAAATATCTTTCGCCAGTAACACTTGATTTTTTTCCAGACTTGGTTCGCCATTTCTGTCTTGACCATGCTTTTAAACTCCTTTGTCTTCTAGTTAGAGCCATGTCTTTTCTGCACAGCAAATTTAGCTACACGCACAGCTCCTTTGTGTGGTTTATAAGCACCTTTCATAAGTTTGTAAATAGAACCTTTTTTCATCCAGTGAAAACCTTTAGGCGGTTTGATTGTTTTATTTGTCATAGCCACTAAACAACCAAGCTACAAACTTGTTCCATAATCTTTTTATCTTTCTCATCTATATCCTCCCCCAGCAGCTTTATATCGCTTTGCTAGTAATTGAGCTTTTCTTGCTTTGATCTGATCCCCCCTGCTCCGAAGAACAGGGGGTAATCAGGCAGACCATTTCCCGGCAGCAGTTCCTTGAACATTTGCTGCGAGAATACGCCTGAATATTCTTTTTCTTAAAGCAGGTTTTGTATAGTTACCTGATTTATTAACTGTACTTTTTCTTTTTGCCATTAGTCTTTCCTTTTCTCAACGCTGCAAAGTCTGCTGCTGTGATAGCATTTCTTGGAACTGCAATCCTAGCAATCTTCATTTGCTTTGCTGTGTACTTTTTTTTACCTTTACCCGGCATTAGTACATTCTCATTTTTGCTTTTTTAGCCTTTTTAGCCTTCTTTGCTTTTTTCTTCATAGGCTTCTTCATTTTCTTTCCGTAGTGTCCCGGCATTTTGTTCTCCTTTATTGTTACAATAATTATCGAAACAACTTCCATCTCTTCCGTCATGACAAAAGTATTTCTTCTCTCCGTTTATAATCCATCCACCCATAGTATTCAACAACTCTTTATTACAACTATGACAATACCCACAGACAAACTCTATGTTTTTTCTGCTCCAAGTCTTCTTTTTTCTCACCTTTTTTTATTTCGTCTAGCAAATGCAGCAGCACTTTGTTTATTTCTAAAACCCCAAGCTCTCAAAGCTAAAGCTAATCTTGTTGGTCTGCCTTTATCATCTTTCATTCGACCACGCATACCAGAAAATCTAGCTGCAAAGCTAACTCTTCTTCTAAAATTTTTTGTACCTCGTCTTGCTGATTTTACAGGTGGTCTTAAATTAGAACCTTCTTTTCTTTTGAAGTAAGCTCTTCCTGCTGCTGTCAAACCACCTCTAGGATTTTTATGTTTCTTTCTCATTAATCACTCTTTGATATACTTATTATCTTACCATCTTTTACCACAGCATTAACCTTTGTGCATTGATAAACTAATCTATCACTACCATTATTTCTAGTAGCAATTCTCTTTTTTTTTAAACACTCACTTATATTTGGCATAAGTAAATGTTCTTTCAGTTCAGGTGGATCACCAAGATACATCATCAAAGCTATAACTAATTCCATTAATGTCCTCCATTTCTTAATTTTTCAATTTGTTTATTTATAGCTTCAACCTGTTCTTTTAAGTGATCTATATTTACTTTGTTATATCTACTCTCTTGTATTTCTTTTTCAATATTTTCTATTTGTCCGGCAAGGTGTTCAATCAACATAAGCATTTCTAAATTTTTTGGCTCTTGCTCTGCCTTCTTTAACAAATCACTAGACATAAGCTGATCTTGAGTTTCAAGAGCTGTAATTCTACCAGTAAGATTGGCATAGCCGAACACTGCTCCAGAAACGATAATAATTATCCCAATTAAATTAGCTAATGGGAGCTGTAGTTTGCTCTCTGAACTTACTTTAATTGTATCATCTTTTTTCATTCGCAATA